CGTAGTTCCAGCAGGTTGGATACCTTGTGCTCTAGCCTCTTTGTAAGCATCCAATTCTTTGTTAAATGCTTTGTTAGTCATAAACTTACGACTATCAGCATCTCCTGCGTTCATTTGAACGCTCATCCCCTTGCATCCAAAGCAGCCGTCTACATACTCAGGATGGTATTCCCAGTGTTTCATAGAGCAGTAAAGTTACTTTCTGTGACACCGACATCACCAGCAATGAGTGCTGCTTTAGTAGCATCATCTACTGTGTAGTTGTAGCCACCTCGGTATACAACAGGATAGTTTAATAAATCAGAATCCTGTGGGTATCTAATCTGAATATAGTCCCCATCTGTGTCCCTAACAATAGTAATGCCACGGTCTATTTTGTAAAAGTAAAATAAACGGGCACCACCTGCAGGACCTTCTTGCACTGTAGGTGTTTTAAATAGCCATTCAGTCATAAGTCCTCCTTAGTGAACTCACCCCGAAGGGCAGACTTTTCAAATATGTCTGCCCTGCAGAGTCAATCAACTACTTAGCAGCGATTGATGAACCAGTTTCAATACGATACAACGCTTCGTCACGATAGATGGCAAAGCCGAGTACGCCGTACCAGCCCATTGGGCGGAAGCGCATCAACTTGTCAGTTACGTTACCGATAACGATGTGTGGTTCTTCTGCAACAGCCTCAGCAAGTGCTTGCTGTCCGCAGACGATTGTGTCAAAGACACGGGTTACTGGAGTTACAGTTACAGTTGTTGTTGCAGTAACTGCAGCAGTGTTTGCTGTATCTACAGTAATTGTGGTTGTTGAACCAGTTGTGCTAATTGCAGAAATCTTTGCACCTGAAGCGATACCAGTTCCAGCAATCTTATCGCCAACTTCAGCACGTGAAGCAATGACAGAAGAAGAAGCAACACCGAAGGTGAAGCCTGCTGATGTACCAGCAACGGTTACAGCGGTTGTAGCAAGAGCGGTCTGGTCTGCACCTGACTTAGAGTTAGCAAGACGTGAAGACTCAACGAAGAATGCACCTTCGTAATCTCCGATTTCGCCTGCCCAAATCTTGTCAACAGATGGTGAAGTATTAGCGTGAACGAAGTTCCAGCCCATATTTCCAGTTTCTGCACGAAGGTCGTGTGAAACTTCTGGGTGAATACCTGTCCAGTACAAGGAACCACGGCGAGCCTTAGCCTTGTTTGAACGGAGTTTTGCTACAGCCTTGCGGATGTCAGCAGAATCAATGGTATCAGCAGCATCAATATTTGCAGTTGCTGTTGCGTTGCCACCGTATAGAACATTTGAACCTGCACCGAGTGTGTTCATTGCTACGACGTCAATAGAATCAGCAAGGTTGTATGCAATGATGTTTGCAATTGCTGGGTCTACGTCTGCCAATGAGAACAACTCAAGAGCACGGGTTACGAGTACTGCATTACCATACTCGTTAAGAGTAATGGTTACAGTTGTAGGTGTTGTGAGAGAAACTGCATCTGGGTCAGTTGTCTCGGTAAGAGTAGATGTTGCTTGGTCAAGGTCAACGTACTTCTGTAGAACTACGGTTGAGCCTGGGAAAGCCTGCTTAGCAGGGCGCTTGTCTGCGACTGAACGAATAAGTGGTTCAGAACGTAGCGCAAACTCTAGAAGACGGTCATACGCCTTCTGTACTAGACCAGCACCACCAACGGAACCGCCGAGTGATGTACTCGCGGTTGACGTATATTGGTTAGCCATTTTTTTGCGTCACCTCCAGTGACTATGAACGATTAGGAATTTCGCAATAGATTGATGAGTTCATCCATTGAACCTGCATTATCCATACGGGCTTCAATGTCTATTGCATTGCTTGGAGTAATTCCGCCTTGAGTTAAAACATCTTGCTGACGTAGTGTCGCAAGATTGTTCTGCACTTCTTCTTGTTGAGCCTGTGGGGTATAGCCAATTAAATCTCCGTTATCACGGAGCCAAGAGTCAATAGACTCCTCAGTAGCATCCTCTACATCTTTCAAGATAAGGCGTGCAGCCTTAGCGTTTACTCCCTTTTTTGCTAGGACGTCTTTGACGGTGGTTTCTTTCTTTTCCTTGAGGAATCCTTCAAGTTGTTCAGAGAGTTCCTTAATGCGCTTCTCATCAGCACGCTTGGCTTTTCTTAGTTTCTTAACTAAGTCATCACCAGTTAGTTGATGGTCAGGTACATTGTCTTCGTCTTCTTCTTCATCCCAGTAGTTGTTGCTCATAGCAACCACCCTTTCTATTTGTAGTTAGTCGCAAGCCACAGTTCTGCTCAGGGGTTAGCAGGCTGGCTCTTGCTGCCAGTCTTATACACCGCGTGGGGCTGGTTGGTCCACGTCGGGAATCTAGAATGTACCTCTATTGAGGTTTGTTAAAGCGGTACGACCCAAACCTGCAGAACCGCTAAATGAACCTAACTCAAGTTCTTTTAACCGCTGACGTGCACGCTTAGCAGAAGCAAGTCCTTTAAATTCTTCTTCTTCTGCTGTTGTTTGGGTATAGTCAATACCTGCTTGTTTATAAATATCTGCTAAAGTTGTAGTACGTGGTAAACGTTCTGCAATTGAGCCGTATCCAACACGTGCTCGTTGCAAATCAACGCCATACTTCTCTAAGTCAGTAACTCTACTAAGGTCTGCATTCATACCAAACTGCTCTGCAGCAGAACCAATCTCAGCCCTAGTAACTTTAGCCTCTAGTTCTGGCAGTACTTCTTTAGGATTTAACACATAAGCAAGAGCATCTGCATCTGTTATATTGTAATACTTACGTAATTGAGCCAAAATTGCAGGGTCAGAATTTTGAAGTCTTTCAACTCCAAGTACTAATCTTTTACCTAATTCTGTATTAGATATATCATTACCAATAAGAGTAGCAAATTGACCACGTGTAGCAAGACGTTGTACGCCATACTGACGTAGGGTTTCAGAATAAGCACGTTCCTGTCTTAGGTAGTCAGACTCCTCAAGAGCGTTAAGACCTCTTGCTCTACGTTCCTCATTGCCAGCAAAACGTGCTTTATACGACGGCAATTGACGTAACTGAAGAACTAATTGGTTAGCACCTAGTTTAGGATTTAAAAGTCCTGCTTGAATATAATCTACAAGTTCTTTTAATTCAGTATCATTAAAACCATAAGAACGAATAGTTCCTTCAAGAAGAGCGAAAGCATCACGGCGCTCATTCATTGCTATTTCTTCAGCAATTTTTTGAGCCTGTATCTTGTCAAATTCTTCCTTTGACATAGGTACATCTTCCCACTCACCGTAAGAAAATGCTCCTGTTGTAGAATTAAAAAACTTTGCGCGGCGTTTCTTAAAGTCTTTACTATATTCGTACTCTACAAACTGAGTTCCGTAGCCTTTATTATCCCCATTACCAGGTTTATAATCTGGGTCTACTTCTTCTTTACCATCGTACTCTCCGCCTTTACCGTCTGCGATAACAGGAATGCGGTAACCAGTACGACCTGGTTTATAACGAAGAATAGTTCCTGCTTTAGGAAAATTATTACCATCAGTTTTATTTCCATTTGTTTTATTACCATCTGTACTAGGTGGAATAATCGGCTCAAAAGGAAATTCTGATTGAACACCAGCAGGAATAGGAGCACCCATAGATGCTTCTTCAGCAATACGTACTGCAGAAGGATTAAAAGACTCGGGAATGCCAGGAGCATTTCTTAGATTAATATCTGTTGTATACGCAAGAGCATTACGCATACGCTTTTGTTCTTCATCTAAATCTTCAAATGCTGTTGTAGTAGGAAACTGCGCTGCCTGAACCATCTGCTGTGCATTACTAATGCGCTTTTGTTCTGCTAAATCATCATCTGTTAAATATCTAGGCATTATCCTACCTTCCCCCACATCTTAAGAAGGGTGTCTAAGAATCCAGCAGCGCTTTCATTTGCTTTCTTTGTAAACCGCCAAGCAGGATTAGAACGTACAGCCATAATGTAATCATTAATTCCTGGTAGTTTATCTCCACTTAATGCTGCTTGAACATCTGTATCAAATAAATCAATAGCGCCTTCGGCTAGTTCTAACTCATCGGCTTTAAGTTTCATAAATTGAGAACCAATGTCTTTGACTTTTAAACCACCTTCAATGTATGGGGCTAAGGCTTTATAGGTTGCACGTGAGGCTAATTGAATAGTTCTTTTCTGCTCATCTATAGAGCCGCCTGGCAAAGATGCTTCGGCTGCTTTCATCTTTAAATCTTCATCACTAATTCTTACGCCATACTCATAGGCATAACCTTTTAGTTTGGTATAGTTATCACCTATATCACCGCCAGCATCTTGTAGGTCTATAGGCTTTACATTTCTAATACCAGTACTAATGACCTTATCTTTATCCATAGCGCCTTTAGTAATAAAACTAATGCGCCATTCTTTAAGCAATTGCTCAGATGGCATCTGAAAACCAGTACTGGTGCTAACCGTTTTACCAGTAATAGGGTCATAAGTAGAAGTACTTTGACCCATACGTTTCATTTCTTCAGAGCGTACTTTTTCCCAATATGCCTCTGCTAGTTCCTTAACATTGTCTACAAGTTTAGGGTCACCAACCTGTATCTGTACTTCACGCATAAAGTCAGCAATAGCATCTGCTTTAAGGGTAAAGTTTCTAGTAGATGTACTGGTGCTTTGGCGACCTGGCAACGGGGTTCTGCTTGTAAGCCAAGAATTAATATCATAAAAACCAGAAGAATTTAATTGGTTTCTATTAACATTTTCTGCACCAGCAGAAAAGTTATTGGCGCTAATTTCGCCAAGTGCTCTGCGTAGCGCAAATACAAACTCTGTATCTTTATCAGTTACTGGACCGCCACGAAGTGAGCGCTGAAATGCATCATCTGATTTATAGTAATCTTTTAATTGGCTTTTCCAATAAGTAACATTGCCAGGATTGCGCTGTATATCTTTGATAATTGACTGCAATAGTTCTTCACGCGGAACAATAGTAAAGCCATTACCATCAATAGATGGCAAAACAACTACAGGTGTAGGTGCTTTTTCTCCGTATTCAGGAAGCCTTGCGGTTACATAAGGTGTCTGCCCTACTTCAGCATCGCCTTCTTGAATATTTAAACTACCATCAGTAAAGATATTCCAGTCAGTTCTTACTTTGCCAGACTGTGTACGAGTAGTTGTTTCTACTGGCTTAGTCTCTACTACTCCTTGTTGTGTAACTGTAGGAGAAGATGGCGTAGGAGTGCCAATGTTTAACTTATTCCAAAGTTCAGTATCTTTAATAAAGGCTGCATCTCCACTGGCACCCTTAGGATAGTCTGCACGTTTTGGTCTAGGACTACCTTTACTTACCTTAGGGGGCATTACTAATCACCAGGCTTTCTTACGATTGTTAGTGGAGTGTTATAAGACTTATCTAGTAATGGACGAATAATCCCAGACCAGGCTTCTGACAAGATAGCATTTGTGCTAGCAAGTTTATTTAATCTTTTATAAGCAGCATTAAGTTGTTGCTGCAATACGGTATTGCCCATATACTGATTATCAACGGTATTGCTTTGTGTAGCAATAAGCAATTCATTGGATGCTCTGACCATTGTTTCCAGCAACTTCTTATTAGTCTCTGAAAAACCAGCAGGATATTCTTTCTTATTAACTATGTTTTTTAACTCTGCAAACTGGTCACGTAGACCTTCAACAGTCACAAATCCACGTGTACCAAACACGCTTCTAAGTAAAGGATTGGTATTAAGCAGACGTTCTTTTTCTGCATTAGCCTTATCCCGAACTTCTTTGCGGTAATCAACAAAGTTTCTATTAGGATTGTTAGGGTCATTAAGTAGTACATCTACATTCTTGTCATACTGATAGTACTCAGACATTAACTTTGCAACCGCAGTACGCTCTATATATTCCTTTAGAGCCTTGTTATTCCAGTCAAATGGATTCTCATTTGGTGGCAACAAGTCTGCTGCTTGCATATAAGTAATGACCTTAGGGTCATACTCACCGATATTAGGAGCAAAAGCCCAGGCTGCAGTAGGGTATTTTTCAATAAACTTCTTGTTAGTAATAGCCCAATCTAAAGTCTCTTTGCTATAGTTAATAGCAACCTTAGACTCGTTAAGTCCTTTAGATACCTGGAATATCAATTTGCCTGGTCTATATTGTGCGTGTAGTGATACAGCCACTGAATATGGGTCTTCAATAACAAACCCATTCTCTTGATTAAACTGTAGTAACCCTCTGAGAATATCTCCGTATTCTTTAGTAAGAGTAACTACTTGGTTCTTACGTAGATACCCAGGTATTTCTGGTTGACCTGGCTGTAATGGCGCACCAAAGATTGTATTAAAAGCAGCCTTCTGGGCTAGTACGTTTGCAGTCTGTATACGCCATTCATCTAAAAATTCTTGAGCCTTAGATGGGTCGTATTCACCTTTATCATTTAAAAAGTCTGCAGGAGTCTTGGCTGTTTCAGGGTTATACTGCATATAACTAATAGCCTGATACGCAGCAATTACTCCTTGATTGTCTTTATACTCTCCTACAAAGGCTTTGTAGTAGTTAGCCAGTGCTGGCGGAATAGTTGCTCGGAATAGGTTTGTATTATCGCTAACCTCACCAAGTAGAATATTATCTATAGATAAACCAAAGTTATAAATCTCTTTAGACTGTAGTTTAGTTCCAAGACCTACAAGCAAATCACGGATACCAGTAACAGGTATAGCAATATTAGGACCAGTAAATGTATATAAACCAGCGCCTTCTGAATATGAAGGGTTAAGTAAAGATACCTTCATTGTGTATTGATTCCACTCAGCCTGC